GTCATTGGCGTCAAAATTATATTTTTGTGCTACTTCATTAACAGCGTTTATAAATTCTGTGTCATTTTTCCAATCACCGCTTACACCGCTAAGATCCCCAACTGCAGCATATTGACCTGATCCAAGTACACCGTTATCATCAGGCCCGGAATCACCAATGCCAAGAAAGTCTTTAATACGATTAAGCCAATTTGGCATATTACCAAATAAACTACCAAGATAGTTAGAGAACTTAGATGAGTATGAGGTAGGGCCGGGCGGCTGACCTTTGATAACTTTAGCTGCAGCGCGCGATGACTTATCAGCAGCTGTATTGAGATTCTTTTCAGCTTCTGATTGTTTACCACGCTGGCCGTTTGCAATAACTTTACCTGAGAGACCACCAAGCATTAATACTTCAGGTCCACGCTCACCAATTACATATGTTCCGCCAGCTTTAACACCACCGCCTGTTGCACGGGTATTTAATGCATCGTATGCAGTGTCTCCTGCATAGCTGCCAGCGAAGTATCCACCAACGCCACCAAGGAAACCACCAATTGCAGCTCCAGGTACAGCCCCTGCACCAAAGAATAACGCACCTATCGCAGCACCAGCAGCTGCTCCGCCTTTAGCACCTAAAGCTGCGCCTGCCATACCACCGCCGACACCAGCGCCAATCTGCCCGGCAGTCTGACCTTCTTGGTATCTACCGTAAGCGTCAAGCCCTACACCCGCAGCACCGAGAGCTCTCCCTCCCAGTCTGCCTAATCTTCCTAATCTTGATCTAGAATTTGAACCTATACCATCCCCAAGAAGCATAGCATTGGAATAACCATTACCGCTTAGATTAATCTTCTTCATTTTTTCGTTGAGTTTTTCAACGCTTGTTGATAAGTTATCTAAGGTTGCAGCAGTAGAAGCAAGAGAATCCCCTGATCCACTAGCTGTTGATATAGGTGTACTACCTGGAGCTATCTTGGTTTCAAGTTTATTCTGTCTGCTAATGCTCGCCATTCTTTTTTCATCATACTGATGAAGATTGCGTACATTCAGTGTATGTGCATATATTTTATTGAATGCATTTTGTAGAGATGTGAACGAATTTGAAAGCGTAACAAGGTTGCTTTTTGTTAATTCGTAATTATTATCATTAGCAGTAGTTGTAGGAGTCTTGCCAGGGGACATTAACGCCTTTTTTAAAAGCTTATCTGTAAACGCTGAGTCAAATTTATCTTGTAGAGCCATTGTGTGCCTTAACTATCGAAATACAAAGTGCTCATAAAGGCCTCAAGACCTTCTGTGAAATAGACAGGGCTAGGGATGCTACCTACCCCTTGAGCGGCTCCTCTTGTAGTATTGCTTGTTTGAGGCATAAACTTACCAGCAGTTGGATTATAACCGTAGCCTTGATAACTAGCTGCAACAGGCATCTGCTGAGCTGTCAATGTCGCACCGGTTGTAGCATTAGTAACCATTGCGGGGCTAGCTAAATCCATACCCGTGGTAGGTTCAGGGGTCATTTGCTGCGACGCTGCACCTCCACCGGATGTAGATGTCGCATCACCTGTCGCTGCAGCAGGAGCCCCTGACCCTGCGCTGGATGTCGCTGCAGGAGCTGCCGCGGCTGGGGATCCTCCTGTCGCACCAGCAGGGGTTGTGACGGGAGGAACAGCAGGTGGCTGTCGAACAGGCGCTGCTTGAGGGCGCGCCATAGGCGTTTCAGTCTCGCCTATTTCTCGATCAGTAGGTGTTGACATAGGTTTAACAGCCCCTGAGAGCTGTTCTTTTATTAAACCATCAATTTCACCCTTAAGCTCTTTATACCTGTCTTTAAAGTTTGGATCTTGTTCAGGCTGTACACCATAAACACTAGCATAAGTGTCGCGCGTTACAGATGCAGCAAGAGCAGGTACTGCGGTAAGTGGACCTGCAACCCCTGAGCCTAGTTCAACCCCAGCTCCAAGAACATCTCCCTGTAGTAATCTACCAATAGCAAACGCTGCACCAATACCTGCGCCGACGATCGGTATAGATTTTAGTACTGTTCTGCCAAGCGCTTTACCGATAATAGGTCCGGCTGCTCTTCTTACTGCAGCTTTAATAGAACCTCCAGCTCTTTTTGAAGATCTGAAGCCTGCTGTTATAAGACCGGCAACTTTACTTGATGCAGCGCCGGCCGCAATAGGCGCAGCTATGCGTGTAGCGGCTCCAGAAACCGCTGCAGTTGCACGGCCCATCCAGGATGGTGTTGGAGCTTTCGCAAACTGCCCTGCTGGCTTTGTTGAATTAGGCCCGTGAGCCCAACCTGAGCCAGAAGCTGATGATCTTACTAAATTCTCTCTTGGGCGGATACCTCGCCCACGTCTGCCACCTGATAATAGCATGGGCATGCCCATACCACCATTACCCATACCGCCATTGATTAGTCCATCAACTGTCTCAGAAAGTTCATCGATTCTTTCAATGAGAGAATTAACTGATGTATCAAGCGGACCTAGATCATTACTATTACCAGCTTCAGGCAACTCAGGTACAACAGGCGCTTTATTCTCTAATTGCTGTTCTTTTGCAACACGTTTAGCTTGATTGATCTGTTTAAGAATAGCTTCTTGCTGTTCTTTAGTGTATACACCAATCTTATTAGCAGTTTTTATTAGATCGTCAAGTTGACCTGTAATAGTGGCAAATGAAGGATTAGCTTTATTGCTTACTCTGGTAGGCTTTTCCATTGTAGGTAATGGTGTATTATCAACATTATCACCTGATACACCAGCGCCAAGAGCCTTACCGAATATACCTAGCTTAGATTTATTTTCGCTACTAAGATCAATGTCAAAGAACCCAGATATAAAGTCTATCAGCATCGAGGCTGCTGTAGACGCGGCATCGCCACCGAGCCCACTATTACTGCGGCGGTTTCTTGTAATTCTCTTACGTAACTGACCTATACGTGCCGCTGTTGGCGGTACTCTAGGTAATCGAGGCGCTCTTGCCAATTACATTACACCTTTTTCTGCTTCTTTTTTATCGTTCATATATGTTATAAGCATTTCAACGTAAATATCACGTTCATAAGGCATTAGGTCTTCTACGTCACTTATTGAATACTTATGATGCTGAGCCAACGCGAACAATGTTGTATAATAGTTTGCTAACGTGTTGTGGCTCAGCCCCAGGTAAAAAAATCATTTAGCGTAGTGAGTTCAATTACTCGATCATTGCCAAGTGAATTTGTATATTCGATCTTGTAATACATCTGCGGTAGATTATCAAAGAACGCACGGATCTTATTGAATGTCTCGATGTCAAGACTATCAATCCAGTCAGAAAGTTCCTCAGGGGTATAGTCGCTTGCTGGGTAGACGTTTTCGTTATCGTAGATTGAGTCTACGCAATTACGAATTAGATACTCAACAATATCACCAGCGCTTGCATCTGTTGGCGCATCATCGATAATGTTTACAGATGGGAACTTCATCTTGATACCTACTGTATCATTTACAGCAATAGTATTAGGAGCATCAGCATTCTGAAGCATCTCTACTTGATCTAGATCAATCTCAAAATCATATACCTTATCATCTTCGTTATCACGATAAGATACTTCAATTACGTTGTTAATAGATCTTGCACGTAGTTTTAAGAATAGGTATTCCAGATCGAATGTTGCAAGCTTATCAATGTCAAAGTTTGGCTCCTGGCAGCAGTTATTAATAACCTGCTTAATAGCCAAAATAATGTTCTTTTCATCACGCTCAGTTTGAGCCATGAGAAGAATCTTTTCTTCTTTAACCGTGAAGGGTCTAAACTTTAAGTTCTTCTTAAGCGAAGGAACAGGAATTTCCACTAGGGGTTTATCAATTTTAGGTAGCATTATTAATCTCCTTATGCATTTTTAAAATTAGTTTAACGTATGGTTCTGTTGCCGAATGTTCTTCCGCCGACAGCGCCTATTGCACCCACTCCTGACGCTGACGTCGGTGGCTCAAGATCAGCGATAACTTGACCAATATTTCTGAGGAAAGTTTGTCTATCTGCTTCTCTATCCTCACTACCAGTCTCTACAGGGCCATTAGCATTAAAGTCAGCATAGTTGACAGTAAAGTCTGTATATGCAAACGGTATATTTAATCTAAGAACATCGCCTTCACTCCAATTCATACTCATTTGAGGTAGAGCCATTGGAAATACATTATAGGCTGTAAAAGTTATAGGGCGGTTATTGGTTACATTCATTATTCTTAGGGTTAGTGTTGCAGCATATTTGTCACGGTAGCCAACTTCATATGCCTTCGCAGGTGTTGGGTTTATTGTTGCCGCTTTATCTAAAGTCCGTGCCCCATAACCTTCAAAGTTTACAATACTCCCTATCCAGTCGTAGAACATCTTGTGTATTTGACCTCCTGCATCAACCATAAAGGTCAATGTTAAATCGTCAAACATTGGATTATAGGGATGTTTTTCAACCGGTCCGTAACCGAGTCTTGGCGGTCCGTCTGCAGTTGCAAATGCTACACCAGGAAGGGTTGCACTATCACAGCGTATAGTAATAAGACCACTGTCAAGCGCTGATGAGCTACTCATGTAGCTGCCAATACCAAAGCCAAACTGAGCTTCGAATCTGTTATTCTTAAGAACACCTTTATCATTGATACTGGCAGTAAAATTTCTAATGTTCATTATTTGTTTTCCGATACGAGTTTTCTAGTTGCTGACCATACCTGAGACTTCGACGCTTTAGAGAAACGCTCCAATGGCAAGAACAACGCAATATCCCACTCAGAAGGATAAACATAAACGAACTTTGATTGCATCTGATTAAACAAATACTGCTTAATACAAGGCTTGAAGTATCTAAACTTTGATGCAGAGTTTAATACCTGATAACTGATTCTAAGCTTAGTAGACTCATCGTATCTTTTATTTGATGCAACATCATAGAGGCTATCCATAAGCGTTGCTCTATAAGG